ACCGGTCACGTGATGCCGCCCATTGCGTATGACGGGCATTACGGCCGGAGATAGTGGGGTTGATATCTCTGGTTGCCGCGGGGCTATGTCCGTCCTGCCCAATGGGCAACCGCCAAGCTCACGTAGTTTAATCGTTATGCGTGGGTTTGGTCCAGTACACTCTTTAGGTGTGTACAATAACGATATTCGCACGGTAGAGAGAGCGTTCAAGGAACGATACTTTATGTGTAAGACTTCGGTAGGATTTAGACCGCCGTTAGCCGTGCGTGCTCGAACGTATGTGAATGATTTTTGGTTGCAAGAGTTTCGGATTCGTGTTGCGAGATTGTGTGCAGGCGCCCCTGTAGTGGCCATTGACCAAGTTGCCAATGCCTACACGGGGTCGAAGCGCCGCATATATGAACGTGCGCGCGAATCCCTTGAAACTGAGTCGATAAGTAAACGCGACTCGCGACTGACGTCATTTGTAAAGTTCGAGAAACAAGATTTGCACAAGCCACCTCGGGTCATTAACCCGCGCTCGGCGCGGTATAATTTGGTCCTTGGTAAGTACCTCAAGTTCTTGGAGAAACGTGTTTACGCCGCAATATCTGAGGTGTACAACACACGTGCGCAGCATGTAGTAATTAAGGGTATGAACGTATACGAAGCTGCCACATGTATTCGCCAAAAATGGGACCGGTTTAATTGTCCTGTCGCAATTGGGTTGGATGCAACCAAATTCGACATGCATGTATCCGTGCCCGCCCTGAAGTATGAACATTCCTTTTACACAGCCATTTTTCCCCGTTCGCGTGAACTGCGCAGGATTTTGTCTTGGCAGTTGTATAATCGTGGCACAGCTTACTGCGCAGACGGTAAGGTTAAGTTTTGCATGCCTGGTACGCGTTCAAGTGGTGACTTGAATACGTCATTGGGTAATTGCATCCTAATGTGCGCCATGGTTTACTCTCAAGCGCGCGCTAGTGGTGTCGAAATAGAACTGTGTAACAATGGCGACGACTGTGTTGTTATAATGGAACGAGCCAACCAACGGCAGTTCATGCAGGGTTTATTGGCCCGTTTTACTCGTTTCGGTTTCCGCATGGAAGTCGAACCTCCAGTGTACGAATTTGAACAGATTGATTTCTGTCAGTCCAGTCCAGTGTGGACTGCCTCTGGGTACGTGATGGTGCGTAATGTTCGGAGCTGTTTTAAGAAAGACCCCATGTGTTTGGTGCCGATACAGAATGATAGGGTGTTAGCCAAATGGCGCACAGCAGTTGGTGATTGTGGTGCCGCTATAACACGTGGAGTCCCCGTGATGTACGCCTGGTACAACGCTTTCCGCCGTAATAGGGTGGAGTATAGTGAGGGATTTCTAGACAGCATTATTAAGAATTCGAGTGTAAGGATGCGCATGCGCAGTGTTGGTGAGTTATCTACTGAAATTACGCCAGATGCGCGCTGCAGTTTTTATTACGCGTTTGGTATCAATCCGGACGAACAAATCGCTTTAGAAACTTATTTCGATTCCCTTGTTATTGATGGTTCCCCCGAAAATGTTCTTGATCTGGACACACCGATTGACAAATACAATAGCCATTGTCATCCTTTAGTTGCTGCGTTGTGTTAGGTGCCGGCCCTAATGCACGACAGCAGATACAATGGTGAAGAAGAAATCAAGAGTGAAAACAGTGGTGGTGACGTCCAAGAAGGCGCGCCAGAAGAAGAACCAGAACTTGGAGCAGGAGGTTACGCGGCTTGGGGCCGCGCTCCGGTCTCTGGGTTCGTTGGGAGGGACGGCAGTTGGGTCGCTTTTTGGCCACCCCACCGCTGGCGCTGGCCTTGGACATAGTCTGGGGGCCACGCTTTCGCGGTGGCTTGGCTCGGGTGACTACACTGTGAATAGGAACTCGCTGGTCACTAGTTTGAAGGCTAGTGGCTCTATTCCCATGATGCATGAGAATGGTCAAACCATTATTGTGCGCCATAAAGAATTTTTGGGCGAAGTTCTTAGTTCGCAGACGTTTAGGGTTAGGAAACAGTTGAACATCAATCCAGGCTTGCAAGAAACATTCCCGTGGTTAAGCCGTGTCGCTAATAATTACCAACAGTACAGCATACGAGGCATGGTTTACCAATATGTGCCCACGAGTGGCTCCGCGGTGTCCAGCACCAATAATGCCCTTGGATCCGTTATGCTCCAAACGTCGTACAGGTCTACTGACGACGCGCCCACCAGCAAAATTGAATTGTTGAATGAGTATTGGAGCAGTGAGGCAGTGCCGAATGAACCATTCTGCCACCCCATTGAATGTGATCCAAAGGAAAACCCGTTCCAGATACATTATGTCAGAGGACATGCGCTACCGAGCGATGAAAACCAACTGATGTATGATGTCGGCAAGACATTCCTCTGTGTATCTGGTCAACAAGCGGATGACATTGTGTTGGGAGACCTGTGGGTCACCTATGAAATTGAGTTGAAGAAACCGATTATTTCCTCGGATGTGACCGTGGATAACGCTTATTATACATTGTATGATAATTCGGCGTCGCCCACTTTTGCCAATATATTTCCTAGTACTGCAATTACCACTAGCGTTGGTAATTTGCCGCTCATCTTACAAGGCAATGAAGTCACAATCCCTGAGACTATAGTGGGCAAGTTTACGTTATTTTTCGTGTATCGTGCCGATGCTTTGATGACCACGCCAGCCGTGCTCGGAGCACCAGCATTGACTGACATGGATCTTATTCGTATGACGCCTGCCATAGATCGAGTTGAATTTAACACCACCGTGGGCAGTCAATGTGTCCAATGGACTGTTGGTTACACAGTCCAGAAGACGCAATCCACTTCCCCGGCTACACTTATCGTGCCTACGGGCACGGGTTCAGGTACGTTAACGCGAGTCTCTCTTATCGCGTTCGGGTTTGTTGACATTTAAGCGAATCGCGGTTCTGGTGAAATGCTGAGTTAAAGGCTACCGTAATCCAGATGAAAGGAAGGTCCCAAAATGCGGAGTTGAACGCTACCTTTATGGGTTAAAGAACAGGCCCCGG